GTGGAGCGGGAACATTTACTGGCCTGCTCACCGTGTTCGGGTTCAACCAATAAGGAGAAACAATGTCCATCGAACCGTTTGAAATCACGACCGTCTACCCTGACGGAACCAGCGAAACCCGTTGGTCTACACCTGAGGAAATTGCACAACGGGAAGCCGACCTGATTCAGTTTGAGGCTGACCGTGTGGCCCGTGAAGCCGCTATTGCGGAAGCGGAAGCGAAACGTGCGTCAGCACGCGCAAAGTTGGCGGCACTTGGTTTGGATGACGACGAAATCAACGCCATCGTTCGCTAGGCATAAATGCCCCAGTTGTATGACTCCCTAGAACTATATGATGCGGCCTTCACCTTCGACGGTGGGCCGCTCATTTGGGATTCACCAGCAACAACATACAACGACGCGACACGCACCTACGATGGTGGCTGGCTAGTAACAGCCTCAGGCTCGGGTGTTGGGGCACAAACCGCGTCAGCAACTATTACCAAGTTCCGCACTGCCACTGGTGATGGTACGGGAACCTCTACTGCCACAGCGTTCTCTACGCACTATAAGTTGGCTACTGGTTCTGGTGGTGCTACTGCTGGTGATATTGCTGTTGGGCGTACTACGCACATTCGTACCAGTTCTGGTTCTGGTGTAGGTGGTTCTGATGCGTATGGTGCGTCAGCCCAGTTGCGTACCGCAACGGGCGACGGCACAGGAACAGAATCTGCTAGCGGTTTCAAAACCAGTATTCGTTCGGCTACAGGTGATGGTACTGGCACTGATGTCGCCCTGGGATTCAAGAGTGTGTTCAAGACGGCCAGTGGGTCTGGTACTGGCACATCATCCGCTAGTGGTATCAAGTTTGTGTTTAAGACTGCGACTGGTTTGGGTGGGGCTACGGCTGGCGATTCGGCCAGCGGCTACACCACTCGGCCCAGAGTCGGTTCGGGTTCTGGCTCTAGTTCCTCTAGCGTAATCCAGGTTCATATTCATAATCGTTCTAGCACTGGGTCTGGTACTGGGTCGGCTATTGCCATCAGGAATGTGATTAATATTCGTGTGTCGGCTTCTGGTGGCGCTGGTACTACGGATGTTGCGTTGTGGGTCAACAAGGGTCAACCCAACCGTGGTAAAGTTATTTTACAGCCGTATTGGTCGAAACGAAAGCCGTACTATATTCCTCGGTGATTTATGGAACTAAATGAACTGGTACAGGAACGCGAATGGCGTCTGTGCCGAGGACCAGAAAACGCCTCAACAGTAGAACTGTTGGATGCGTTCACACATTTCTGCCAGAACTACTGGTTTATTAAACATCCTGAGCGTGGACGTATCCTGTTTGATATGCGTGAAGCGCAACGTGAAACTGTCCGCGCATGGCTAGAGAACCGCTACAGTGTCGTTCTCAAGGCACGTCAGATTGGCTTTAGTACGTTGGCGGCGGCGTATGCTTTCTGGTTGGTGTTTTTCCAGTCTGACCGTTTCGTGATTATGCTTAGTCGCACGGAACGTGAGGCGATGAAGTTGCTTCAGAAATCTAAGTATGGGTATCGTTGGTTGCCTGGGTGGATGCGGGAACGTGGCCCCAGGTTGTTGACGGACCATCAGTTGAAGATGGTGTTTGATAATGAGTCGGCTATTGAGTCGTTGCCGTCATCGAATGACCCTGCTCGTGGCGAGTCCGTGTATCTGGTGATTGTGGATGAGATGGCGTTCTTGCCAAACCCCGACGAGGCGTGGGCGTCTATTGAACCTATTGCCGATGTGGGTGGTCGTGTTATTTGTTTGTCCACGGCTAATGGGTCTGGAAACTTTTTTCATAAACTGTGGGTCGGTTCCCAAACGGGAACCAACCTGTTCCGTGGTATCTTTTGGGCTTGGGATGCGGGCGACCGCAACCAAGACTGGTACGAAGTTAAACGCAAATCGCTACCCGATTGGCAGTTACACCAAGAATACCCTAGGTCCCCTGAGGAAGCATTCATCAAGTCAGGTAACCCTGTTTTTGATTTGGATGTTATTAACGGGTTGATGCCTGGGGAACCAGAGGTCGGTCTACTGAAGATTGATGCCGCTAGTGGCGAGTGTTCTTTTCAGCAGTATTCGGATGGGCCTTTGCGTATCTGGGAGTTTCCTGAGCATGAGGCGGTGTATGCGATTGGCGCGGACGTAGCCGAAGGATTGTCGCATGGTGACTATAGTTCGGCTCATGTAATTAACGCTAAGACTGGGTTGGTGGTTGCTCATTGGCATGGGCGCATTGAACCTGATTTGTTTGGTGAGATGCTGGCCGAGTTGGGGTGGATGTATCATTCTGCTTTGGTGGGCGTGGAAAATAACAACCACGGTCTAACTACCCTTAAGGCCCTTCAGCGGTATGGGTATAAGAATATTTATCGTCAACGTCGTCTGGCTCAGGCTCGGCCTGTGCCGACGGAGATTTTGGGTTGGCGTACTACGGCTTCTTCTAAGCCGTTGATGATTGATGAGTTGGCGGCGGCCATCCGCCAGGATGACCTGGATATTTGCTGTGAGCACACAATCGGAGAGTTGCGGACCTTTGTCCGCAAGGAGAACGGCAAGATGTCCGGGTCGCCCCATGACGACCGTGTGATATCATTGGCTATTGCGAACCAGATGCTCAAGTTTGTATGGCTACCCGAGTATTATATTGGTGAGGTTATCCCCAGGAATACTTTGGCTTGGTGGGAACAGTTCATTATCCAGGATAAACCTCCGAAGAATCAGCCGATTGGCGCCTATAATGTCCGGCATGGTGCCGGTATCACCCGTTAGCGAACGAAAATCCTATTGGTATGAGACAAATTGCTTGCGAATCCTGCGGGAAATCTTTTGAATTCGACGAGGAGTTGCCTCGTCGTGGACCGATTTGTTTTGGATGCCATCTTAGGACTATCCGTCTAGGGTTTACGCATGGCAAAGAGGACTTTCATGGTCCGACAATCAAGGAACGTCAGGACCTACAGGTGGCCCAGGCCGCCAGCGCAGGCATTAATGCCGCGCCCGTCGGAACGCGGTGGGTGTGATTTAGTATGTGGTGGGTTCCTATTGTTGTTGCCGTAATTGGTGGCCCCATGATGTGGGGCCTCAGTAAGTTTGATAGACGTAATACTCAGCAACATGCGGAAAACCAGCGGGTCCTGCTGAGAATCGAAGGCAAAGTGGACCACATTGATAACCGTCTAGATGAGCATATTGATTACCACTTGAAAGAGGGATTGTGACATACAAAGAAGCATTGAAGCGAGGCATCGCCACATTTGTGGCAGGGGCAACGGCCTCTCCCATTAGTTCCGCAATCCTAGACATTTCGTTCTTTAAGGCCGCTGGGGTTGCGGGTGTTATTGCTGTATGGAACTGGTTGGCTCGCGTAGCCCAGGCATGGAAGGCAGATGATGGCACGACCTTCTAATTCAGATTATTTGGCGCGGTACCGTAAGAAGATTAACGCCACCAAAAAGTGGCGTAAAGAAGAATCGTTTGATGATACTTGGCGTCGTCTGATTGACCTGTATAAGGGTCGGCATTACGAGCATTTCACGGACGAGGACCGCATTCTGGTCAACATGGCGTTCTCAACCATTAACGTTATTTATCCTTCTATTTCGGTGAACTATCCGAAGATTACTGTTAATGCTATTAATCCTGAGAACTCTGCTAATGCTACTATTGCTGAGGCTGTTGTTAACTATTGGTGGCGGCATCGCAACATCAAGGACCAGTTCCGTACCGCTGTTAAGGACTTTCTGATTGTTGGCCATGGCTGGTTGAAGGTCGGCTATAGGTATGTTGAGGAGGACCGCATCGGGAACGATGAGGATGTGTCTGACCCGAACATTCCCGAAAATGTTACTTCGACAACCTATAATGTTTTGGAAGATGCCCCGTTCGTTGAACGGGTATCCCCGTTTGATGTCTATGTTGACCCAGACGCAACCAGCATGGACAACATTAAGTGGATTGCCCATCGTGTGCGCCGTCCAATCCGCGACATCAAAACAGACAAACGATACAACCGTTCTGTCCGCGAAGATATCTCCCCCGTAACATTCTCCAGGTACACCTCAGATGAGCCTGCTCATCGCAAGGTGCACGACAAAGAAGAAGGTTATGCTGACGTATACGAGTTCTACGATATGCGTAATCAGACCGTCAGCGTGTTCGCAGAATCAGGTGACGGTTTCCTGATTAAGCCAACCAAGATGCCTTACGCTTTTGGTCATCCGTTTGTGATGATTCGCAACTATGATGTGCCGGATAACTTTTATCCGT